TGACCAATTAATACTGGAACCAAATTGGGTACATATCAGCTTCAAAGAAAACAATCGTTACCAAGTTTTACATAAAACAAAAAATGGGTATGGACTCGGTTTAGAGTGAGGGTTAGATGGGCTGGATGTCAGGTTTAATAGGAAGTGAAATATCAAAGCCAATTGAAGCTTTTGGCAATGCGGCTAACTCATTATTTACCAGTGATGACGAAAGATTAAGTCGTGCTGAAATGATGGCGCGAATTGAACAACAGCCGATAGCATGGCAGAATGAACTCAATAAATTAAATGCAACCTCTGAAAGTCTTTTTATTGCAGGAGGTAGGCCATTTATAATATGGGTTGCGGGTGTTGCCTTAGCGATATATTACATACCACAATTTTCACTAGCTACATATATGTGGGTTAAATTTTCCATAGCGGCAAATGCTATTCAAGCGTATCCAATATCATCTACTAGTTTAATGGAATTAGTTTATTCATTGTTGGGAATTGGAGCGCTTAGAACAATAGACAAGTTCAAATAATCGTTACTAATCCTGATAAAAATAATCAATTGGCTTTTGAAGTCCAATGGACAAAACCGCCAACTTATCAGCGGATATTCTATTTTCGCCATTCTCATAGCGTGCAATTTGCTGTTGCGAAACTCCTAGTTTTCGCCCTATTTGTTCACGCGATAAATTCTTTTCTTCGCGTGCCAGTCTGATTTTGCTGCCAATAAGATTATCCATACGTGAATTATAGATTTATTTAAAAACTTAACAATTATGTAAATATCGTTTCACGTTATACGTGAGAGTAAATAGAAACAATTTAGTATTTCACGGCGAATAAGTTGATTAAAGAAAGTATCTTTAAACTCTTCAACCTTATTGAGAGTTTAAAAAATGGAATCTACACAATTTATCGGAAAAGACGGAACTCCTGTTATTGTTACAGGTGGTGGACATGGTAATTATAATGGCCGTGACAATCGTTGTGTTGAAGAGCTATTGCTTCATAAAGCAATTAGCGATGGTACGCGTGAGACAGCTAATGTAGGCGCTGTAATTGGCGCTGCGATTGAGCGTTCATCAGGTGATGGCAAGCTTAATGCTGCTATTATCGCAGATAGAATAACTGAAGTTGTCAATAGGACTGGCGTTACTAATCTTTTGGCGATTAAAGACACTCAGAATACAGTTGAGAAAGAGGGGGGCCGCACTCGTGAAGTATTAGGCGCTCAGATTAACCTTCTTGAAAGGGAAACTTTAAAAGGTTTCGCTGAGTCGCAGTATAAAGCGTTAGAAAATAAGTGCGCTCTTGAAGCTCAAGCTGCAGCTAATAAGGCTGAATTAGCTGCTCAGATAGCAGAGTGTTGTTGCGAAGCGCGTGCTGACGCTGCCGCTACTAGGGCGCTTATCCTTGCAGAAAATGCACGCAAGACTGAACAGGAAGCACAAGATTTGCGTATGCAGCTCTTGATTCTATCTGGTGGCATTCTAGGTGGCGCCAAAACTGCCGCTAAAAATGCTTAATGTAATTTGGGCGACCCTTAGGTCGCCCATTTTTCTCAGGAGGATATATGAGTCAATCAGCAATAGATTTTATCAAAACACGCATTGTATCCACTCAGGCTACTAGCACTGGTGATATATTGACAGAATCGATAATTACATTTGATAACGGAAGTGCCGTAAAAGGAGCCTCAGTTAGAGCGCTTGCTAGTTTCGATAAAACGGAAGCTGAAAATGCTGCTGTTGAAAATGCAATAAGCGGACTAGTTGCGGGTGTTGATTTTATCTTAAATAAATAATATACTAACTTCCTGCGCGGCCTAAAGCTAGCAATCTTAGGGCACAGACACGCACGGCAAACTACGGATGGTTCGAAACTGAAGTAGTATAGGCGGACGAAGCGGCTACTACCTCACGTGTGCGTAGGTAAGATTCAACGTAGCCCTGTGCAGAAACTATGGCTCAAGACCTTTCGAGGCCACTCTCAGGTAGGGAGTGCAAAGTGCAAAAAATGCACCTTACTTAGAAGCTTTCCCCACTCCCTCTTTAAATTCACCAACTCGACAAGAGCCATCACAGGCGCAAAACGCATTTTTACACTTCTTGTTCATATCTTCTCCTGCATGTGCTTTTCTAGGTATTCGCTTATTATTAATAACGTTGCGGTAGGGTGCTCACTATACGATGGGAAACTAGCACGCGCATATTCTAATAAGGATTGTTTTGAACTGTCCGGCTTTCCCAGATGGTTCGAACTGTTCGGGTTTTCCGAAGGGTTGGTTTTCATCATTACATCCAAAAGCTCGGCTGAATTATCCTTATAAAATTTAGCACGTCTTTCTCGATCAATCATATCTTCGGAAAGCGCTTTATAGAGCGGATTGTCTTTTTTCATTTCTGCACATTCAGCAAAGCCCTTTATCATACGACTTTTTATATCTTCTTCTTTGCATTGTGTATTATTTGCACGTTCCTCATTGACCATATCGAAATATTTCTTATACTCCTCTTTTGCTTTATTTTGATCATCATCCAACTGTTTACGGAGTGCATCGGACACTGGAGTGGGTATTGATTCAAACACGGCTTGTATAGCGGCCTTCATATTATTATATATATTTTCATTTTCGCAATAATCCCGCAAGTCGTCAGTGATATCTTCAGAATAGTATTCCGCAATGGCAACGTTAACCATATCATCAGTAACTACTATCTTTCCCATGTTATTTATCCTTTTTCTGGCGAAGCTGTTTGTTAAACTTATCAATCACTTGATGCATTGCATTAATATTGTTTTCTACATTTCGCATACGTTTATGGGCTGATTTGTCAAATCGAACTAAGAATTTTATATATGAGCTTAAGCCATAATACTGCTGACCAATTCTTGCTCCATCATCATCCTTAATAGGTATCATTCCTGAAGTATAATGAAACGATTTTACGATATGAATTTTCCCAGATTGTTCATCCCAATCGAACTTAATGTCTTTTGTCGCCCCTAAGTCTAATAAAAATCGATATACAACCTCCGCACCCATTCGATCAAATTTAATAGAATCGATATTGGAACCATGAAAAACCATGTTAGAAGTATTAATCTCCATACTAACTCCATATCCAGAATATTACCGCAGCAATCGCGCTAAAAAATGATATACTGGAAATCCAATAATAAGACATTATAACCTTTTTATTTATATTGCGATTGCCTTTATTTGAATCCCATAACCAATAAAACACAATAAACAAAACCGCAAACGTTAATAGAAACTTCAGTGCCATGTTATTTCCCTAGTGTTCTTAGTTCGTTGTAAAGCTTCTCAAGAAGTGGGGTATCAGTACCCGCGTGCTTTGTGCCATTAAAATAAAAGGTAAACTCTGGAATTTTAGGCAAGTTATCCTGCATTGCGGCAAAGGCGGCTTTGGCAAGTTCATACTGATTAAAGCGTAATTCATTGCTTACATATTTCTTTTCAATAGCTTCTGCCATATCCTCAATGATCTTATCGTAGTCTAGTGTCATGGTTATTCCTTATTGGTGTTTGTCTTATTGCAGTTGGGACATATATCAGGCAACACTCCTGTGTATGTTGCATAGATAACGCCGCATTCATGCGTGTAGTATATCGGCTCTATAATTTCACCATCAACTTCAATGCCTAATCGCATATTACTCCCCTCCCTGTTGTGGTTGGTCTACTTTACACTCTATTCCAACAAACCAGCCTTCGTAAGATTTCTTCGTTATGCAATCGTCATGTATAAATACCTCTGTAAAAAGCACGCTCATTAGGATTAACATTATTCCCAGGAATATATTTGACATATTTATACTACACCCCCTCTACCCTAGCTAGGGCGGCTTCTACGGGCTTTAATGGCGTGTAATAACGCAATACACCATAAAATTCTTCTAATGTTGTTTCTTTATCGTGAACCCGTTGTACCCATCTTTTTATAAATGCCATATCATCCTTTAGTGCGTCGCTATCTTTCGCCTTGCTTAAAGTTTCAGCCCAAACAATATCAAAGGATGTATTTCTATGATATCCAGCGGCTTCTTTTTGCCTTTCTCGCCAATTATTAAGCCTATATAAATCGTCCTTAAGGCTAGCCATTTCACGTTCAGCAGCTCCAGCGCGTCTATCGGCTTCATCACGCTCGAGTTTAAGCTTATCCTGCATTGTCTTCTCCTTCGTTAATTTCGTAGCTGCACAGCGTTATCACTCATAAATTTGTTAAATTGCTCTAACACATGGTCTACTTGCTGTTTAGTGGTAAATCCCTCTAGGATGATGGCAAGCTTTCCCTCAGCTTCACTTCCTGCTATTGTTATTTGTAAATTTAATAATTCTGCATTCTTGTTCATTTTCTCTCCTAATCACACTAAACAGCTATTTTAATGCCAGTATACTTGTATTAATTTGAGGCTAATCGTAAGCATTTCGTATATTTTTTTTGTACTCTTTTCTCTTGCGTGCCGCATCCCGCAACTTCCAACAATCGCCGCAAAATACCTTGTTATAGGCGACATTTTCCATTGGCAAATTGCAGCTTTCACAATTTTTAGTAATCTTGGTAACTTCCCGCGTTTTACACATCCCCACTACTCCCTACCCTTCATCCTATAATATTCAGTACACACAACCATTTGAGGCGTAGTGTTTTCGCCATAAAGTTCCGCACATCTTATATCCATAGTGGTTAATCCTTTGTTTAAAGCTGCCTGCTTATGGGCTAGGCTACTATCCGCCTCGACCTTGTTGCAGTAAGACACGGAAAGCAAAAGCCCTAAAAAGCAAATCCCGATTGTTACTGTATTCAAATTATTTTGCATAGTTACTCCTCATCTCTTGTTGCTGCTATATTCCACTTCCCGCATTTTCCATGCGCGTGATGTATAAAATCTTGCCATATTCGGTTGCGTGTTCGGGACAATAATCTAAATCGCCCCTGATATGTACTGCGCATTCTTTACACATTGCTGAATCACAAGTTTTATCGTTACCGATAGGATAATCACATAATTTTTCCGCCAAACAGCCGCAAATTCTACAAACTGCTAAATCTTCTAAATCGCCGCAAATATGCGCCTTTGTAATTAATCCATTAGGCAATTTCATATTAACAAACCTACATGCCACATCACACTCCCTTTATTGCGTTTATGGCTGCTTTTGCCACATGATTAGCACCGAAATCACCATTTCTTATAGTGTGTCCTCTTCTTAATTTTGTAACAGGAAGTACGTCTGACAGACCTAAGATTTCCAGCTCCACCCTCTCCACCAACTCCTCACTCTCAAGCTCTGCTAGCAGGGTGTCTGCCAATACCGCTATTTCATCAATAACTTGTTCAACCGATTCCACGCTCGGGAATATCCCCCTGCGCAGGTCACCAGTTTTGTCGCGTATCGCCTCAAGTTTCGCTTTCATCATTCCCCCTCTGCCAGCTTTATCTGGCGGTTTATTTTTAATATGGCTTGCTCTGCAGTTTTCCCGCCATCCTTAGTGTACTTAAAAAAGTTATTTACTAATTCCGCTTGCGATTCTCCTTTTCTGCAGTTTGCATAAAATCGCAAGGCATCTAGCGCTATACGCTGGTTTTCTTGCATTTCAACCAAATGCTTGCGCATTTTATCGTTCATATCTAGTACTGCATTGTGCGATTCGATAAAAGTTGAAAATTGAGTCGCTATAGTTTGGTTCGCTACTTCCAATTCCTCTATGGATAGTTTATTAATGGCATTAGCTCCAAGTGCTGCTTCAAGCTGGGCTGTGAGGGATTCTATTTGCGCATCCTTTGGATTATCTTTGTAATGCTTACATTTTGCACATCCATAACGTCCTTTAAATATAACAGGACAATCGCATTGTTTTTCTAACTCTTTCATGGTTAATCCTTCTTAGGTGGTGTTATTAATCGATAAAAGTCAGGTTGCCTCATACTTCCCATATCAAATTTTTGCCTATCGCTATCAAATACTGTGACATGAGGTTTGTGGTCAGGATAAGGTATCATGTGCTTTACCAATATGTAATCACCTGTCATTGCACCCTCATCTATCGGTTGCCACTCATCCTTCACAAGCGTATCATAACGCTCTTGTAGTTCTTTAAGTTCTTCTTTTGCTTCTTGTAAAATACTATCTGGCGTGCATAAACACTCATCTATAGCGCATTTACCATCGCAACCATCTTGCATTTGTTTAATAAGCTTTTCGCTATATTTAAGTTCTTTCACGGCTGTGGAGGCGTTAAGGGCTGCTCTTATGCTAACTCTAAATGCTTCACGTGTTTCCTCATAAATATCTTCCCACCTTGATCTAGGAAATGTGCTGGTGAAATAAACCCTAGCCACATTCTCAACGTCTTGCTCGATATCGTACATGTTTCTATTCCTTTACTATCTCGTATTGATATTGTTTGCACTTTTTACATTGTCTGGCTTGCTCACGCCAAGCACCCACATCGTAAATATTCGACCATTCACCCCATTTATGAAAAAACCAGCAAAACTTTAGCATAACAGCTACTCCTTGTTGGTGGTTAATCGTTTTTTCCATTTTATATAATTTTCATCATGAGTGACAAAGGAGTAGATTATTAAAACAATCGCCACTACAGATAATAGACACAAAATAGATATTGCGAATGCGTTTTCCGTTACAACACCAGCAATAAGCAAAAAACAAGAAAGAAAAATAACTATAGAAATAACTAACGCCCTAATATCCATCCCCACTACTCCCTATCTCTTGTTGCTGCTATCTGGCGGTTTATTTCGGCGGCGATATCATCGGCTGATACATCGCCATCAACCATGAATGGCTGCTCGTCGCCGCATGTATAAATCCTACTTTTGCTCACGCTAGATATATTTTTAGGATTAATCCAAATTCCAAAAACTTTAATCAACACATCACACTCCCTTTATTGAGTTTATGGCTGCCTTTGCCTCTTGCTTGTTTAATTCCCAGATTTGTTGTGGATTGGCCTGATCTTCCCTGTACCATGCGGATGTTGGGTCTGTTGGTTGCAGTTCTGGGTATTCATCCTGATTTATTAAGATTTGGGTGCAAATAGCTTTTGCCACCTTTTCCACCAACTCCTCACCCTCAAGCTCTGCTAGCAGGGTGTCCACAAGGACAATTCCTTTATCAGTTTTATTTACTATTTTAAAATTAGGGGAATTATCTGAAGCATATTCAAGTGCTTCGCGTATCGCCTCAAGTTTCGCTTTCATCTTCATCCCCCTTTAACGCTTGCTTACCCATTTCCAGAACTTCCATAATTACTTTTTCACCAGGCTTAAAATGAATTAATTCGCTGAATCCGGTTAGTGAGTTGACAACCCTTACCTTTCGATAAATTTTATTAGCAATAGTTCCGAGGCGCTTTTTTTCTTCCGCGTTGTATGTGGGGATAAACTCATCAATTGTTGCTCGTTCCACTTGGTGAAACACACCTTCTTTTATTATGGCTCCATCCTCTTTTTTGATGGTAACTTTTATGCTAAGTGTCGTCATTTGCTTTCCTTACTTTTCCAATAATTTATTTTTCCTGCCGGACACTGAAAAATTCCACCTCTCTCGCCCGGTGAATTATAGCTATCCTCTATTCGATGAGGATAAGGAATTTCTTCAAAAACCCCCAAATCTCTTCTAGCATTTACCCAGCTTTTTACTTTCCTAAAAAATATCCAGCGGTCGCATTCTGGGCATTTATATCTTTTTCTAATTGCCATTAATAATCTTTACCTTCTATAAGGCCTCTAACATGCTTGAGCGCAGATAAGCATCCTATGCACGTCACTTTATTAGATTCTATAAATTTCATAGCTACATCTACAAAACCACATAACGTCATATTCATATTTTGCGAACATCCTTTTATATGCGTGTCGGCATCTTCAGCTACTATAATAAGCTTCATATATTCTCCATTGTTATTGGGCGGTGGCAGATCGCATACATCTGCACAGGTATTGACCTCTAAATTACGGACTGGCATTTAAGCCGTATACCCACGGGGTTAGGTCTGTACCTCTAAAGTCTCCCGATAGCTCCTGCGTGTCCTTATGCCGATAACTTGCTCCACGCCGCACCGCCCTCAATCAGCCCCCTAAGAGGCTAATTCTTAAAAACTTCCTGAATCGCAACTAGAGCCAGAATCAAAGCTCGGGCTGCAATCGCTTGAACTGCTAGCGTAGGATGATGATAAAACTGCGGCTGTTGTTAAGTAGTCGCAACTTTGCTGTTGTTGTCTTCTAATATCGTCAGCCCGTTCTTCTTCTTTTTTTAAGCGTTTTCTTTTTTGCTCTTCTGTTTCGTTTAACATAGTAATTTTCCCGTTTATTGTTAAAAGTTAGTAAAATTGGCGGCCAGTGCAGGTATACCATCAACCAGACATTTCCAGCCAATACACTGGCCATAATTTAGGGCGGTGGCAGGATTCGAACCCGCGGGGGGCTGGAAGTTTCGCGTTATATCCGCGTCTCGGTCTCCCCTCCTCCTAGATATACTTAACCTTAAGCCACTCAGTCACACCGCCCCCATTAGGCTCTTTTACAAGCCTAATTCTTGCTATTTCTTACTCCATTATCATATAATTGCGCCAATATATAATTTTAAAGTTGTGCGTATCAATTCCAGCTTCTCTTTCATACTTACTCCCTTGGTTGGTGGTTGGTTAAGTCACTTTTTAATTGTTGGATATAGGCCGATTGCGTACCTATTATCGCTATAATATCCTTAAGCAACATTAAGCCGATTGTTATTGGTTGATAATCTTTGGATTGTTGCGTAACCGCTAGAGCTACCTTTAAATCATATAAGACTTTCATCGCTTCTTTTTGCATTTCATCCATTTACACATCTCCGTTAGTAGGGTTGATTCCTAAAATTCTACACATTGCTGGGTGTTCTTATTCCTCTAAACTCTTATAAAATCGCCTTTTAAATTACGCATACTAATACCAGCACGTTGCAAATCTTCTTCTGTACGTTGCTTGATTTTTACTTCGTGTTCCTCGCAGTTAATAAATAACGAAAAAGCTGTTACATTATCTCCTGAAGTCTCTCTTATTTTCTTTACAAATTCTTGTATAAGCCCTTCTTCCATCATCACTCTCCTTAGTATTAGTTAAATATCTATTGCTTCTTGAAAGTCCATTATTTAAGCCCCCTTAATACTTCTACCGACTCTTCTGGCTTAGAATAAAGAACCTCTTTTATCCATTCTGGTATTTTCCCAGCCTCCAGAGCAGTAACATCAATATTCAAACCAAGAACACCAGCCATCCTTGATATCACTTCAGCCGAAGGAGGTTTAAAATCACCCCGCTCTATTTTTGATTGATAAGTAGCACTAACACCACAATCAATCGCAAACTTTCTAAGTGAAATACCCTTAGCCTCTCTTAGTTCTCGTATCTTTGTACCAAATTCCATAAGCCATCCTTGTTATGTTTGTATTGTATAGTGTTAATTCTACACTGTCAACACCTACTTTACATTATTTTCAACTATTTCATTCGGCAATGGAATCATTATCCCTTTCTCAGCAAAATAAGCTCGGATGCAGGCCATAGACTCCTCAAACTCTTGCGTTGTTTTATCTTTTAGTTTCCCTGCTATGGTAATCTCGCCTAATGGTGTATTGACCTTGTGGACTACTCCCAAAGCCTTATCTTTGATAAATATATCTACATCCTCAGGTGATGCTATTGGTAAACCTTCCCGTTTTAAATACTCATTGAGGCCGCGCATAACTGTATTTACTACAACACCGAACCTATAGCGATTCTGTGATAAGCTACGCCTTTTCTCTTTGATGACAACCTCAACCTCGCGCCCTTCCATACTCTGAAGGGTTTGTCGGATTGTATCCCTAGCCATATTAGATAAGCGGCCATTATATACAGATGAGAATATCGAAAGAGAGGCCAATTAATTAATCTCCTTATCATCTATAATCAGGTTTATGCCATGATTAGCAAAATACTCATTAATTGCCATTGCCATCACCACGCATAAATCTTCCGCCTGATTTTCGTTGTGCAGACTATCCAACATGAGGAATGATGTGTAAGTTCCATCATCTTCTTGCTGGACAAAATATCCTAAAGTGCTTTTGATCTTATCCTTCATCATTTCTCCTTAAAGTATTTCTAATTGCTTCACTCGGACTTCTACTTGCTAAATCATCAGCTATTAATTCAGGGTCTATACCCCACTCCTTCCAAAACGTACGCTCTCCTACAAAGTGCAAGCTAGTGTGATGTTGGAAGCATAGCGGTACTGTCTCAGAATCGCATTCTTTAGTGCCTTTTCCTTGCCCACCCAAAAAAGTAAGGTGATGTGCGCATACATTATTACCATTACAGTTTTCACCGTCACGAGTTATGCAACATGCACGAGTACGCACAAACTTAAGATGCTGTGGTGAGCGCACTTTTATTGTTTTAACTATTTGCATTGCGATTTATCCTCAAACTGGGCACTTTTCAATTAATTTGATTTGCTCATTATGTAAACGTCTTTGGTCTTCAGTTTCTACCCAACTACGTGCTTGATATATCTGTCCCATTTTAAATACATTAGCGCCAAGGTACATTACAGACGTTGTAAGTGCTGTATAGAAAAATGGATTTACTTTTCCTTCCTGCGTACGATCCGCACCAACAAAGATTGCCACACCGCTGCCCATGATATTCAATAACGATGCAGCACCCATTAAAGCTGGCTGAATGTATTCTGATCTATCTGGGATTATTCTTTCTTTACTCATTATTTTTCCTTACCTGTATGTAACATTAAAATGGCACTTCATCATCTAATATATCGTATGAAGGCTCATCCTCTGCTACATACGCATTACCTTTGTGGATAGAATGTTCAGAGATATCCGATACATCATCTTTCTTGTCGAGCAATTGCAGAACACTTCCAAAGCCCTGTAATACAATCTCAGTCGTATATTTTTCTACGCCGCTTTGATCTTGCCATTTGCGGGTTTGAAGAGAGCCCTCGATATAAACTTTAGATCCTTTCTTAGCGTAAGATTTAACAAATGGAACGATTCCAGGATTGAATATAGTTACTTTATGCCATTCGGTCTTTTCCATCTTTTCACCGTTCTTGCTCTTCCAGCGCTCAGTTGTAGCTACGTTGAAGTTAGCCACCTCTCGACCATCTTGAGTAGTTCTGATTTCAGGGTCTTTTCCCAAATTGCCTATTAGTATAACTTTATTTACTGACATTATTTACTCCTTCAATTTCTGGCATAAAAAACGCTTTGCCGTTGCGCTCAACTATTCTATGAGAGCCGCTCAAATCATCACCCTCTACTCCAAGAAAATGATACGGCACAAATTCTTTGGTGAGGGGCATCCCTTCCCAAATATAATATATCTCACTATTAAAAACTAAATCCCCTACCTGCGGCTTAAGCAGCTCGTGGCAATCGGGGTGGATATAATATTTATCCGCCATGCGTCCGAGGTCAAACACTCCGCATTGGCTATCAACCATATCATCCATAACGTCTTCCCATGATTTAAATAAATGTTCTCGGTTCCACATTTTTATAAAAATCTTAAATTTAAGTTTTTTACTCATCCAAGCCGCTTTTAATGGGTCTGTATAAAAATATTTCACGTGTTTCCCTCCAATATTTTTATTGCTTCTTGTAAGTCATCTAACACACATCTTGCAACGTCTAAATTCCAAGATTCATAGACTGATTGCCGCTCCTTTCGTACCACAAAACTAATGCGGTTGTTATATGTAGCAGGCAATACCTCAACTATGGTATTGCGTCCGAATGGGTCTATGTAATCAGTCATGCGTTGTTTCCTCATCACCCTCAAAAGATGCTAACATTGTATCGACATCGTCTTTTAGGCTTAAATAACTCTCTTCGCTAATCGCCTTTAATCTGGCGCGGTCTTTTTTGGCATCGTACGAATTATACCAATTAACGAAACTCTCACGAGATTTATTGTTAATTTCCAGTAGCTGCTTAATTTTTCTCAAAAGACCAGAAGCATCTTCTATTTTTTGATGCGCCTGCCTTTGCTCTTCAACATACTTGTTGTCATCAAATTTACCGAAAAATACATCAGCGTTAAAACCAAAATACGACATACATTTCGTCAAGCCATCTGTTGTTGCTTTTTTCATGCAGTCAGTATCAGGCATGGATTTTGCTTTATCCATATAAAGGCCGTTCTGCCCCCATTGCTCGATGTAGTGATCTTGATCGCCCTTCCAGAAGCGGACTTTAACAGCTACCTGATCGGTTGGTAGATACTGCACATCTTGCACATTAAATCCCCACCCAACAGTAACAACGCCAAATTCCTCAGTAACGTTTCTGATTTGATACATAGGGTCGATAGCGGTAAATTTACGACCAATCTTAACTTCCTTTGTGTGGTTTGGGTCAGTTTTTGATATCCTATCCCATAAATCCAAATTACTCATACCAACCCCATATAATTATTATACATCATTTGTTCATCTTCTTCGCTTATGTATTCCATTATTTCCCCGTTTTCTGCTTTTCAAGATACTTGTAGATTTTATCATCTATCTCATCAACCAAGTCAGATGCTGCGTGCCATTCTTTTTCTGCTAAGTTACATTCCCAACGTCCACACCCACGTTTTGAGCACAAGTAAAATCGAGTAAATGCTTCTCTCGAGTTTCTGCGTGCAATATTTAACCGCATTCCCAAATCCGACAATTCTTTATTCTCTTTTTTAAACCAAAACATAAACACCCCAAAATATTAAAAATAAAATTACCGTTATATAAAGCTTACATCTAAACTTATTGCTGAACATTAATATAGCCCTTAAATTCTTGTATCCATTCATAAGCTAATTTTGAAAATTGATTATTTTCTGGGGTATCACCTTTGTTAATGCCTAAAAAGAATCGTTCAATTGGGCGGCTTGAATTGCGCATATCGCAAGCTCCATTAAATCTGCCAGACTTTTCAATAGTACCGCATAAGCAAGCACACTCACCTTCATAAGTCGAGCCATTAATACGCCCCTCCAATATAGCAGCTTCTAATGCTGGAATTTCAGGAATAGCGCGAATCAACACAGAAAATAAATCGTCTTTGATAGGTGTGAGGTCTGCATCACTGAGGTCTGCACCACTGAGGACTGCACCACTGAGGACTGCACCACGGAGGTCTGCATCACTGAGGTCTGCATCACGGAGGTCTGCACCACTGAGGTCTGCATCACTGAGGTCTGCACCACTGAGGTCTGCATCACTGAGGTCTGCATCACTGAGGTCTGCACCACGGAGGACTGCATCACTGAGGTCTGCACCACGGAGGACTGCATCACTGAGGTCTGCATCACTGAGGTCTGCATCACGGAGGTCTGCACCACTGAGGTCTGCATCACGGAGGTCTGCATCACTGAGGTCTGCACCACGGAGGACTGCATCACTGAGGTCTGCACCACGGAGGACTGCACCACTGAGGTCTGCATCACTGAGGTCTGCATCACTGAGGACTGCACCACGGAGGACTGCACCACGGAGGACTGCAAGCCTTAAAGCCTCGCCTCGCTGGTATCTAATGCTTTTTGTCTCAAATTCTACATCTAGCTCACAAGTGAATTGTGCTTTCATTGTGAATCTATTTAATATTTCAAATTTCATTTTATTCTCCTAATTAATATCTAATTTATTGCTGAACGCCGCGTAACTCCAATGCTCGATACATTCCAATATACGCATTTCCAAAATCATCCATAAGGTGAGATTTTAGAGCCTGTATATTTTGCTCTTTAACAAGTGCCAGATCCTCTTTAATCTTGCTAACATCATTAGTAGACCTTAGCGTTATTGTTGATGCTGCTCTTAGGCTGTCATCCTTTATCATTATATACCCCCTGAAATTAAGCCCATTTCGTGGCCAGTTAAACGTTCGTAATCCCTACAGGGAATCTATAATCAAATATCTTACTCGATAAATCTATGCGTTTTGTTTCCCCCTCCAAATCAACCTCAAGAGTAAATGCGTAATGAAGGTTACTCCATTCTCCGGCCTCTTTAATAACATCATCATAGCTTTTACCACTGGCCTCGATAAATACAGAATTGTCTTTATCGTAATAAGCATTGAAATATACAGTAGTCATAATTTACCTGTTGTATTTTGTTGATAAGCAATGTATACTCCAGTATACGGCTAGTGTCAACTATTATTTTAATTAAAAATAGAAAATGTTATGGATTTTAAAACCAAGATAGTGAGCTATAAGAACGAGCGAAATATAAGCACCGTTGCGCTTGCTAAAGCGTTTGGAGTGTCACGGAAGATGATATACAAGTATTATGACGGTTCAAAACCATCCTACCAGAAGGCGCTTCTGCTCGTTAAAATAGTTCCTGAATTAACCATGAAAGACTGTGGGTATTAGATGAAGAAAACGCAACATCCTAATGTAGCTAAGGTTAATAAAAAACGTACAGTATATGTACCAGACCTCTTGGAAGAGCAAATACATCTACAGATTGCTCAATACCTTGACTTAGTAATTAAGCGGCCTTCACGGTGGCATACAGTCGAAGTTTCCAATCAATCAGGCACTTGGGCTGCTATGCACCGTCAAAAGCGTTTAAAGGCTAAGGGCGTTAGAACTGGTTGGCCAGATATATGCATCTATTGGAACAACTTAGAGTATGATGGTTGGGGGTGTTGGTTGTTGCGGTTAGTATTCTTAGAGGTTAAAAGCGCAAAAGGAAAGCTCACGGAAAAACAAGAGGCGCTACATGCGGAGTTAAAAGAAGACGGTCATCATGTATATGTTGTTAGATCAGTTGATGAAGTGAAAGAAATATTAAATGAGCTAGGTGTAATATGATTAAACTTTGTGGCCTCTGCGACGAGCCTTTTACTCCAGTTAAAAATCCTGTCAAGGCTAAATACTGCAAGGCTTGCGTTGCCGAGGCATCACGTCTTCGCAATAAAGAGTGGTACGCCGTACGTAGGAAAATACCCCTAACAAAATCCCCTACCGAATATCCAAGAGATAAATCTTGTGATAGCTCGGGTTATTTCTAGTTCACCATCTAGTCAATATTATAACATTAGCTAGGCTTCTAGTGAACGTTATAACACAAGCTATAAGGGTATAAAATTTATACCCAATATAACAATACATCCCCTCATTAATTAAAATATCAACCATTAATTATAATTCTAAAAAACAATGCAAATTAATAGTTGACAACTATAGTTCAACTACATATTGTCGGCATGTGCAGTATTTCAATTAAGGGTGTTTATATGTTAAGACTTATGGATTATATTTATTATGTCACTTTAGGGATCATATTTGTAATAATTATATGGGGTTTCTACTTAACTATTACGCCTGTTGAATACTGTGATTATAAATTTTGTATTAAAATGGAGTATTAAAATGAGTAGAGTAAGTGAGCGTTCGTCTAATATTGATAAAGCGATTGGCAATAAGATTCATGAAGAGCGTGTTTCGCGCGGCCTTTCGCGCCAACAATTAGCTGGGAAAATTGGCGTTTCGCACCAGCAGCTTCAGAAATATGAGAAAGGCACTAATCGCCTTTGTCCAAGCAGGCTGGTGGCAATTGCTGAAGCGTTTAAAAAGCCTATAACTTGGTTTTTTGAGAGCATTCACAGCGAACAGCAACCTATGCCGACTGCGCATCAGAGATTAACGATAGAGGTATCTCGTAATTTTCTTCGAATCAAGTCAGTGAAAAGCCAGGATGCTATTAGTGCGTTAGTGAAATCAATGGCGGAGGATGAATCATGCCAATAAAGATGATTATGCTTTTAGTGCTGCTTGCCACATGGATGGCGTTTGTTGCTGGTTACTTGTCAGAGTCTGAAATACCAGAAAACGAGCGTGTTTATCTCTCGCAGATTAGGGAAGAGTGTTTAATAAAATAAATCAATTAGCTATTGCTTTATGTTTGACTTGTGCAAATACTGATTGTAGATTTAAATCTGGAATAACCTTCCAAATAATGGTGTAGCAACGCTTAGCGGCGGGAGAAGTTCCCTTATAGTCTTCTCTGCTACACCTACTACCCATAAAACTATACTGCTTATAAGGGGCAATCATGGATTGGTTTAGATGTTACTCAGAATTTGCTACGGATGCTAAAGTGCAGATAATGCCTGAGCATATGCAACGCCGCTTGATTATGCTTTTTTGTCTCCGTTGCAGCAACGCTCTTGCAACGTTGCATGAAACGGAGTTGTGTTTCGCATTGAGAATTTCAGAGCAAGAATTACAAGAAACTAAAGAGCTTTTTATTAAAAAAGACTTCATTGATGATGCTTGGAATATCCTTAGTTGGGATAGGCGGCAATATATCTCCGACACAAGCACAGAGCGGTCGAGAAGGCATCGAGAGAAGAAGAGAAGTAACATGCAACGCCCATGCAACGTTGCAGCAACACCCCCAGAACAGAACAGAACAGAACATAACATAGCAGATACAGAACAGAAGAAGAGGGTAAAAGCTGTCGCTTTACCACTTCCCGATTGGTTACCATTAAACGAATGGAATGGATTCTTAGAAGTTCGAAAGAAGAAAAACAAAGTCCCGACCGATTTAGCTATTCAGATGCTAATCGTTAAATTGGATGAATTGCGCAAGAAAGGGCACGACCCCGCCGCAGTGATCGATCAATCAATAATAAACAGTTGGTCAGGATTTTTTGAAATTAAAGGAGATTATAATGGAAATAACAACAAAAAACCAAGCGTGCACGATGACTTCACAAGAGGGATTGAGCTTGCCCTTTCTGAATTTAATCAGGAGCAATGATGTTGATTGGGATGATAACTGTATCTTTGAAAATGGAAAAGTAACTGGTTTTAAAAGAGATTTAGTAACTAATAATTATCGGATGCGCCCTATTCCAAGAAGCGATAAGGCAATCAATGATGCTAAAGACGCGGCTAAACTATTGGATGTAGCATTAAGGCCAGCAACTCCAAACCAGATTGCGGTTGCGGTAAAGAAATTGAGTTTACATTGCGGCATGCAGGCTAAAGCACCAGAAGAAGTTAAGTATATGTTTCAAGATTACTGTAATGATTTGGGTAAATATCCGATTCAATTAATTGAGGATGCTTGCGCTCAGTATCGGCAATTACCCGAAGGAAATAATTTTATGCCAAGTTCTGGGCAGCTTATTTCAATGATGAATGAGAAATATCACAAGATGCAATTCCTAAAAGTTAGGATAGATAAAATCCTAGGAACGCATGTTGAGATTAAGCGCGAAAATAAGACTTTATCGATTAATGAGGCATTAAATCAATTATTTAACAACATAGGCTAGGAGAAACTATGAGTAATCAATTTATAAAAGACTATTACTACGAGTGTTACAATTCTGAGGATAAAGAAGGTAAACGGAAGCTCACACAGCAGATAAATACCATTCTCGAATCGATACCGCCAAAAGATATGGCCATGGCTATTGTGAGAATGCTGGGTTGGAATACATCAATCAGGGATGCAGAGGAGTTAAATAAATTAGAATAATGCAAAATAGTTGTTGCTATTGGCAACGTTTGTGTATATACTACATTTATCAGCTAGCAATTATGCAGCGATAAATTGGAGAAATGAAATGAACGCACAAGATTTAGCAAAATCATTCAATATGAACGAAAGAGAATTTGCAGAATATATCCAGACTATAGGCCGTACATTGGCAGATAATTTTCTGAAGGATGTATTTGAAAATAAAATGACAATGGAAGAAGCGATAAAGCAATCGGTTATTCTATGGGATAAAAAACAGAATGATATGGCTATGCAGCTATTAACTGGTCGTGTGGGTGAATCCTCATATGGAATGCCAAAGATGAAAGCTTTTGCTGATATGTCTTTGGATTGTGTTTATGAATCTTTAAGGGCTGCGTAAATGATAACACCAGAACAATTTACCAAAATCCAACAGCAAATGGGACTCAGCGATAAAAAGATGGCTGAGTTCCTCGGTATCAAAGACCGCTCGACGATACATCGCTATCGAACAGGCAAGCGGGAAATACCGGGTACTGTTATTAAAATATTAGAGCTGGCTCGTAGGCTGGCAGAGGATAAGTAATATGACAAATGTACTACAATTTCATTCTAAAGAATTTAAACACTGCGAGACTCTTGTAAAAGAATATGAGAAACACGCCCAGATGTTTACGTCCATACAAAACATTGCTGCAAAGTTCACAATAAAGCGTATAATGGACGAGCTATTCGCGGATATAGAAGACGCAATTGAAGCTATAGGAATTGAGAAATTCCGCCACATCATGGCTATACGTCTGATGAATGCTACACTGGATTTATTAGCAGATATGGAATGTAGTAATAATTTCGGGCGAGCTATTTTGGAAGAAAGTAGGTTGGATGGTTGACTATAGGTTGAATTAGGCTATAATAACAGCTTAGCCCGTCAATATCCTAGTTCCGTTGATAAGTCGGAAAAAAGCGTTTTGATTGGGTGAACAGCATATGCCGCGGGTGTATCCATCCTGCTTAAGGTTGGGAACTTATTATAGGGAATTATGACAGTAAAGAATATTACAAAGCAATACTCGAAGGGAGGCCTTTTTGATTCATTCGAGGAAATGAGGGATTTCGCCCTAAAAGCAAAGAAGCAAATAGAGGAAGAGATTATTGCGGACGGATTTGAGGTTCCTCTATTCAAAAGCCTCCATTGGCGTGTCATAAGGGACTATGTAGTTAAATATGGAAGGGATGCTATAAGAATAGACTGTTTTATAACGGATAACCCAAATGATTTACTTTATTATCACTCTGTAGCTAAAGACTTAGAAGTTAACAAGGAGTTGTTCAATGACTAATCCAGAAGCGGCAGGAGTTGAGTTAACCCCCCAACAGGAAAAATTCTGCCAACGATATATTGAATTAAGTAACGCAAGTGAAGCTTACAGACAATCATATAATTGTGAAAAATCCAGCCCCCAATGTGTATGGAATGAGGCATACAAGTTAATGTTAAACCCTTATGTAGCCCTTAGGGTACAAAATCTCCAAGCTGAACATGCACAACGTCACAAAGTAACAGTCGATTCTCTCACTGAAGAACTCAATGAAGCTAAGGCCATAGCCTATAGTTTAGAGCACACCTCAGCAGCCATATCAGCTATTATGGGTAAAGCTAAAATACACGGACATGATAAGGCCTCACTAGCGCTTACTGGTAAAGACGGCGGGGCTATAGAGCAGAGTATAACAGTTAGATATGTGGATGCAAATGAGACAGATTAGGGAGGTTAGGATTAAAAAGTCTACTCCAGCTATCGAGTTGGAAGGGAAGGAGGCTATTAATAGAAGTCTAACCCACCCAATTCCTTTAGATTCACCTTTATGGATTTGCACTAAAGAGGGTGGCATAACAATTATAAGAATTGATGTGGATAGTAAAGATGAGAATTGAGCCGGAAGAAATAGCAGCAATTATAGCCGCAACAATAGCAAGAACAACTAGTGATACTAAGGAAGTCGCTGCATTACGAGAGCGTGTACTAAAGCTGGAGCATAAGCTAAATGAGCTATATGATATGCTGACAGACTTTAGGGTTAATCAGGTTATGGGCGCTCAACAAGGCGTTGATACATCTATACCCGAATGGCACGAGGATAGCGTGAGAATTATGGGAGGAGAAAGTGAGTAAAATAGATAGAATATTAATTTTTTTAGTATTATTAGCTACAGTTATTTTGTTCGTAGATTTTGGTCTAAAGATAATAGTGAATGGTGAGGTTAAGTTGGATATTGGTCAGACTGAGGTGTTACAAACGGGCGTTAATTCTGTAACAAAAGACTAAGCTTATGGGGTAAGAAGTGCTAGAAATCACGGGATTAGACAAAAACATAGCAGGAAAAGTGTAACATGTGCGAATGGACTAATGTAGTGGATGGTTTGCCAGAAGATGGAGATTCGGTTTTTATGCGGCATGAATTGAATGCGATGTACGCAGGCTATTATTATAATAAAACTTTTAGAATATATAATGTTGAGCAAGATCGACCAATCTCTGTTCCAAACATAACCCACTGGCTTTTAATTCCTGAATTGGAGAGGGTGTAACAATGGCTAAATTAAATGATGAGCAAGAAGCCTTTTTAACTATCCAGTATGACAGGTTAGTTCGCGAGCATACAGCGGCTTTGGAAGAAATCGAGGCAGGAAAAGAGCGTATGAAACAAATTGAATGCAAATTATGGGAATTAGCTGAATTAGTTGGGATAGATTTTGACCATTACTGAAATAGAATTTCTTAAGCGTTATAAATGGAAAGGCAATGTAAATGATATTTCTCCACGTTATGATGAAAATGGGGCTTTGATTGGTATTTGGATAAAGCCACGTAATTCACGAATGCGTTTCTTTTCCCGAATAGGCGATGACACAGTTTTCTTTAAAACTGAATCGGATATGATAGCATATGATAACTACGACGTTCCGACGCTGAAATATGATCACGTAAGACAAAGAGGCGAATATTTAGCTAGCGTAATAGGATGACAGAAATAGTAATCCCCTCAGTATTTAAATTCTTACGCACTCCAAGCCGCTATAAAACCTTGTATGGTGGGCGTGGTGGTGGCAAGTCACAGGCTGCTCATCTTACACTATTAGTCATGGGGATGGAAAGGCCATTGCGTATAGTTTGTGGTCGCGAGATACAGAAATCGATCAAAGATTCTGTTCATACAGTTTTATGCGATATGATACGCAAGTATAACCTATCATGGTTCTATGATATTCAAGAAACAGTGATTCGCGGTAAAAATGGTACTGAGTTCAAGTTTCGGGGATTAAAACACAACGTTACTGACATCAAATCGCTTGAGGGGGTAGATTATTTTTGCATTGAAGAGGCCGAAAATGTGTCAAATAATTCTTATGAAGTTCTAATACCAACTATTCGTAAAAATGGCTCAGAGATTTGGATTATTTTTAATCCAAAGAATTACACAGACCCGACCTATCAAAGATTTGTTGTTACACAAGACCCTGATAATATCGCAAAAAAGATATCATGGCGGCATAATCCATTTTTTCCTGATGAATTAAATAAAGAAAGGCTAAAGCTTCTCAAGGATGACCCTGAGGCATGTCAACACGTTTATGAGGGAGAACTAGATACAAGGCGTTCAGGTGCTGTGTATGCTAAGCAGATTGCTAAGGCGAGGGAAGAAGGCAGAATAACGGTTGTTCCATATGATCCACAAAGTGAGGTATTTACAGCATGGGATTTAGGTTTCGGAGACGCTACTGCAATATGGTGGCTACAGTTCATTGGCAGAGAGTTAAGGTGGCTAGATTATTACGAAAATACTGGCGAACAATTAGACCATTATGTTAGGATAGTGAAGGATAAGCCTTATAATTATGTCAAGAAAGGCCATTTTCTACCCCACGATGGGGCACATGGTAACATTCGAGGTGAGAGCGTATCTAAGCAGCTTGAGTTGCAGGGCTTATCCAACACCGTTTTAGATAGAGAGAATGATGTAACTCATGGGATAGAGCTTATGCGCCAAACCCTCGCATATTCTGTATTCGACGCAAAGAAGACTGAGACAGGTATATTTGCATTGGAGCAATATGGTTACGAATGGGACGAAGACCGCAATATATTCAAACCAAAACCAAAGCATGATTGGACTAGTAACAGCGCAGATGCGGCTAGATATGCCGCAAGGGCTGCTGCTAGGGTGAAAGCTGGATTGTCAAGAGGTAAACCAGTATCAATGAAACTTCCGTCTGGTGGCGGTTCTTGGATGGGCAACTAAAAACATCCCCCTAAAATATGGGTAATCTTTGTGTTACCAATTATATTTGACATAACAATTCGACAGGTATATAATTATCAAAGCATAGACACATAGTCATGTTCATTAGGCATCGAAAGATAGCTATTAAATCGCAAGAGGTTAATAGTGTCGGATGTCTTAAAAAGAGCGCAGGATAATTACCAGAGGGATAAAGACCACTGGGAAGAAATCTATCGGAAAGCTCGGGATGATATGTATTTCATATCAGACAATGAAGACGCGCAATGGAATGCAGACGATAGGAAATTAAGGGCGAATCGTCCTTGTTTGACAATTGACCAGTTGGGTCAATTTATTCATCAGGTAGCCAATACCATCAGGATGAACACCCCCACAATAAACATTATACCTGAAGCGGATGCAGACGTTGAAACGGCTGATATGATTAAGGGCTGGATAAAGCACGTTGAATATAAATCCAATGCAGATGAAGCGTATGATACAGCCTCTCTTAGTTCGGTACGTTGCTCTATTGGATTCATATTTATAGATCATGGCTATGTAAGCAACGATAGTTTCAACCAAGAGCTTACGATAAAACGTTGTGTTAACGCCCTTCAAGTTTGGCTAGATTGTGACTCCATCGAAGCGGATGGTTCAGATGCGAGACGTGCTACTAAAATCCAACCAATGAGCGCGCAGGAATTTAAGCGTCGATATCCAGGTAAGAAAGTTTGTTCGTTTGGTGAGGATACTAAAGGAAGCTATAAAGACGATGATTCTGTAAATGTAGCCGAATACTACGAAATTATAGATGAAGTTAAAGAGGTGGGGCTTACTGACACTGGAGATATGGAGGAGGTTGTTCAAGATGTTGAATATTCTAGCACTCGAAAACTAAAGAAATCAAAAGTAATGCGCTATATTCTATCTGGCGAGGAGGTTCTAGCTCAGTCGACCTTCCCCGGTAAGTATATACCGATAATTCCAGTTTATGGTGAAGAGGCGTGGATTGATGGTAAACGTCAATTATATAGCCTGATACGTAAATCCAAAGACGCGCAGAGGATGTATAATTATTGGAAGTCTCTTGAAACAGAGCTTCTAATGAAACAACCTAACGCCCCTATTATGGCTGGCGCTGGTCAAGTTGACGAATATAAAGAGGACTGGCTAAATCCTCAAAAATCAATGGTTTTACGTTACAACACGCATGATGCAGACGGCAATCCGATGCCTGCCCCTCAAAGGCTAGACCCGCCTACTATTCCTACAGGAATTGTTAATGCCGCCCGTTCAACAGTGGACGATATCAAAGCTACCATGGGTATTTACAACGCATCACTTGGTGAGGCATCCAATGAGACCTCGGGTATTGCTATTTCACGCCGTAAAGAAGAAGGTGATGTTGCGACGTATCACTTCGGCGACAATCTAAAACGCTCAATTGCGCAAGTTGGTAAGGTATTAGTATGTGCTAGAGGCGAAGTACTGGATACTCCTAGAGTTATAGCTGTTAGAGGTGTCGAGGACGAGCCAAAGATGGTCGGTATTAACGGTGCAATGGTCGAAGGCCAGAAACGTAGTTATGATTTTGGTAAAGGAGACTACGGCATAATGGTTACAACTGGCGCTTCCAGCCTAACCAAACGCCAAGAAGCCGCGGATTTCTTTGGTGAGGTAGTTAAATCGCAGCCAGAACTAATGAATGTTATGGGCGACCTATTGTTTAAGAATATGGACATATCAGGCGGTCAAGAAATGGCTGAGCGTATGAAGAAAGTAATCGACCCTAAATTCTTAGATGAAAACAAAGATCAAGAGTTTGACCCAGAAAAAGAACAAATGAAAATGGTTATCCAGCAGGGTGAGCAATTGCTTGCTGATATGCAGGCTCAAATGGCTGAATTAGAAATGCAGCTTAAGAATAAAGACGGAGAGATACAAGTCAAGGTTATGGCTGAGGAGAATAACGCAAGCAACGACCAAGCAAAGATACAGCTTGAGATTATGAAATTGGAGCAAGAACAAGAGAAGCTTCGCATTGAAGCTGAAAAAGCGAAAGAAGAGAGAGAATTTAAGATGGCGGCGTTGGGAATGAAACAGCGTGAGCTAGATTTAAAAGCCGAGGATATGAGAATCCGCGCAGAAGAAGAACGTGAGAATATGCTGCTAGATCGCGAGCACAAAGAATCAGATATTTCTGATAGTTAGGCACTTGCCAACTCAACAATAATATGGTAACGTAATATGGACGACATTATTAATCAGGCATTTGAATCGACTCCCGCTCCTGTGGAAGTTGAAGCGCCGATTGAAACCCCCCAAGTAGAAGAAGTAGCCACTGAAGAAACGACACCAACAGAGACAACTGAGTCCGATGATGTGATGTTTCCAAAGAAGGCTGTTAACGCGATCTCCAGACGCGATAAACAAATTGGAAAACTGCATGCCGAAAGGGCAGCATTAAAGGCGGAGCTAAATAAGTATCGTGAGCAGCAGACACAATCTGCAGCGCAGCCACTCAGAGAAGAAAGTTTCGATGGGAATTATGGCGAATACTTGAAAGCCCAAGCCAAACAAGAATATCAACAAGAACAAGCGGCCAGAACTAAAGAACAAGAGCAACAAAGCTTTGATTCTGCTCGAGAAGAGTGGACAGCGCGGCGTAATAGCGAAGTTGTTAGCAAAGTCGATGAATTGATGAAAACTGTTCCTGATTATCAGCAGGTTTTTATTGAGAATAAAGATGTCTTGTTGGATTTATCCCCCGAATTAGAAAGAGCCTTCCTTGAATCTGATGCGCCAGAATTGGCATTTTATGCATTAGCAAAAGAAGGGCGTTTAGATGAGTTGTTCGCTCCGAATATCACGCTTGCTAGGGCAGCGATGATAATCGCAAAGGCAGAAGCTAGAGGCGAGGTCTTATCTAAAGCAAAACCAGTAACAAAAACCCCTGCCCCGATAGAAGGTCTAAAGGGAACGGGAAGTTCCAATAAAAGAATAAGTGCGGAATCGAGTCCACAAGAACTTTTAAAATGGCTAAACACAAAATAGGAATTAAAAAATGGTACAAACTATTAACACGGTTAAATCCGCTACTACAATTATATCAAAAATGGCCGCTGGAATGTTGGAAGATGAATTTCAGTTTCTTAAAACTATTGACAAAGAAGAAGATTCTAGCTTCAGTCAAGTAAACGGCTATAACCCTGGTGACACTATTAACATCTCCAAGCCGGCTCGTTTCACAGTTGGTACTACGGCTGACGTTACATCTACTGTTCAGGATGTTATCGAGCAGAAAGTTCCAATGGCTTTGGATAAAACAAGAAACGTAGCTGTAAATCTTACTTCTGCTGAAATCGCCACTGATTTATCACTGAAATCATGGGCTAACCGCATTCTAAAACCTGCTATTTCTTCTTTAGCTCAAACTATCGAAGCTGAATGTTTGGTGTTGGCTAAAAATGCTACATATCAAAGCGTTGGAACTGGCGGCTCTACAGTATTCGATACTAACACTATGTTAGGGGCTCGTTCTCAATTAAAACAATCTCTAGTGCCTGGTACTGAATTGTTCGCATTGCTTAACTCAACTGCAACTCAGTCTGCGTCAAACGCGCGTAAGGGTCTATTTAACAACCAAGCTGAATTAGCTAAGACTTACAAGTCTGGTGCAATCGGCGCGGCTGATGGCTTCACTTACCTAGAAAACAACTTATTGCCATTGCAGACAAATGGTAATGATATTGTGTTTGAAGTGCGTACTACCGTTTCTGTTCAGGGTTCTACATCACTTGTTGTTGAGGCTCTAACAGCTAATACTGGCACAGTTACGGCTGGTACAGTGTTTACTGTTGCTGGTGTGTATTCAGTACACCCGATAACTAAAGTATCTACTGGTCAATTACAGCAGTTTGTTTCTACAACTTCTGTAACTGCTGATGCTTCTGGTTATGCTACTTTGGTAGTGTCTCCAGCGATGTACACGACTGGTTCACAGCAGAATATAACAGGCTTCCCAACTGATAACGATGTGATAACTCCAGTTGGTGGCGTGTCTACATCTTACTTCCAGAACTTCACATATGCACCATCTGCGTTCCGTTTCGCTTCTGCTCCTTTGGTATTACCAGATGGTACGGATATGGCATCACAGTCAACAGTTAATGGTATCACAGTACGTGTAATCCGCGACTACTTACCATTAACAGACAAGATGCTAATGCGTATCGATGTTCTTTATGGATTCGTAGCAGTACGTCCTGAATGGGCTTGTCGTGTAACTGCGTAATTAATTAGGGTGACTTTCGGGTCACCCTATCATCACAAGGGGATTAAAAATGGCTCAACAAACACTTACAAATGCTAATGAAGGTGCATTTGATTATTCACTGCGTTCAAAAGTAAATGCAAACTTTACAGACTTGTACAACAGGGCTACGCCAGCAAGACAAAGTGCTGATGTAGTAGTAGATGAAAGCACCACCCTTACTAACCTTACTGGACTAGTAGCGACGCTTGCTGTTGGAACTTATAAATTTAGAGTGGCTCTGCAATGTTTAGCTACTGCTAATGGAGGCACGAAAGTAGCATTTGTTTACGCGACACCTACATCTATTCAATGTGAGGCTAAGGCATTTACAGCTTCTGCTGTGGCAGTAACAAGATTTACTACTACTACAAGCGCTGCCTCTATAGTAGCAGCAACAGCGGCTAATATATGTATCGAATTAGAGGGTACTATTGTCGTTGCGACTGCTGGCACTATTCAGGTGCAGGGCGCACAAAACGTATCTCATGCCGATGAAACTACATATTACGCTGGCTCCACACTTGAAGTTTATCAAATAGCATAGGTATAAAATGATTACATTAACAAAAGGCTCAGATACTAAATTCCTTTCTAAAGAGAGTGGATTAGTTGAGATTCTTCTTAAACAAGGTTGGTCGCTTCCAGAAGAGGCTAAGCTAGAAACTAAACCCGAAGAAAAGGACATAGTGAAAAATGGCAAACCTAGCAAACCTAGTAATTAACCAAGTATATCCTTGGGCGCAAGATAGTAATACAGATACGGAAGCGGTTGTATTAGCTGCTAACGTTCCTGAAAATATTACTGTACCGTCGGATAGCGCCACGGGACTAAAAGCTGGTTATGTAATATTCGGTGCTCCTGTAGCTTCTGACTTCTATGCGAGAGTATTTAATTCACAACAAGGGCAAGATAGGGTAACTAACGGTACTTTTGCTGAATATGTAACTAACGGTGCGTTCGCCAGTGATACTGGCTGGACGAAGGGTACTGGTTGGACTATTGCCGCAGGAGTTGCAACTGCTACAGGTGCTATTTCTACAGCTTTATCTCAGACTTCTGCTATAACGTTAATCCCAGGATATACCTATACTTTAACGTTTACTGTAACGGCTTTCACAGCTGGAACAATAACAGCGTCAGTTGGTGGCACGGCTGGCACGGCACGAGGTTCTGCGGCGACATTTACTCAAACATTTGTAGCTGGAGCAAGCCAAATTATAGCTTTCACTGGTGCAGGATTCACTGGTAGTATTGACAACGTTTCCGTAACAGCGTGGGTATTGGGTACGGGTTGGACAACGGACGGCTCAACTGCAATCGCCACAGGCGCAATCTCCACTGCTTTAAGTCAAACTGCTAATACTGTATATCCTATCGTAGCAGGACAAGGTTATTTAGTGACTTATACGGCAACACGTTCTGCTGGAACAATAACAGTCAGTTTAGGTGGTACGGCTGGTACTGCTAGAAGCACCTCTGCAACATTTGCGGAGGTTATTATCGCAGGTAGTACGCAGGCAATCTCATTTGGCACAAGTGGCTTTACCGGAACTGTTGATGATGTAACAATTAAAGCTGTGGTTTCAACCCCTGCCGATAGCACTACTGGTTTATTAGGCATGCAAAATCCTAAAGGTTTTGCGATACCTAGTGATGGTAGTTATGTAAGTGTAGTAAGTGCTGGAACTCCTATTATTACGGCTAGTTTTTATAAGAGGTAGTTATGACCACGGCTCTTACTATTATTACTAAAGCAATGCAGAAAGCGGGGATACTGACTAAAACAGAAGTCCCCGCTTCTGATGAGGCTAGTGATGCTTTAGATGCGTTAAATGATTTGTTAGGTTCGTTTTCAAATGACTCCTTGTTGATTACATCAAGGGTGACTGAATTATTCAATCTAAGCGCTGGTGTGGGAAGTTATACCATTGGAGCTTCGCAAGATTTTAACACTACGCGTCCTATAAAGATTATCGAGGCGCATATTAATAGCGGTACGATAAGTTATGACTCGATGTATCTTGCGCCTGATGAGGTATATCAGGGACTGGACTTAAAGACATTACAATCCATTCCTGATTTACTGAACTACACTAATGCTTTTCCGTATGGAACAATTAATCTATATCCATACCCCTCGACTGGTTATGTTTTATCCCTAACCTCCGAGAAGGAAATCACACAGTTTACCTTAAATCAAACTGTTAGTCTGCCTGCGGGATGGAACAGGATGTTGATTTACAACCTAGCTGTAGAACTTTGTCCTGAATATGGAATGAAGGTTGACCCATTATTATTAAAGATAGCAAATGATTCCAAAGGTGCAATTTCTCGCTCGATAATGAAAGTAAGAACTATGGATGCTCCGCCATTAAGCCAAATAGGTATGTTTAATATTTACACAGGATATTACACGTGAAAATCGGACTCGTTGGCGGCTCTTATCAAGATTACAGCTTGCCTTTTAATGCTGAGCGTTCAGTTAATTTATATCCGGTATTCGACAAACAGGGTAAGGAAGTTTCAGCATTATATGGAACTCCGGGCTTATCTTTATTCGGAACTGCTGGTGTAGGTGCTTGTCGTCAGAACTTTGCCGCAGCTAATGGCAGGGGTTTTGTTGTAAGTGGCGCTAATCTATGGGAAATCGACAACGCTGGTGACACTATTAACCGTGGCACTTTATTGCAAAGCTCTGGTAATGTGACAATTGCAGAAAATGGTTTGCAACTAGCAATATGTGATGGTGCTAATCTATATATATTCACATACTCATCAAATGCTTTTGCACAGGTAACTGATCCAGATTTACCAACCTGCGGAACTGTTACATTTATCGATGGATATTTTGTTGTAAATAAAGTTGGTACTGGTTCGTTTTATAGATCTGCACTTTATGATGGCACAAGTTGGAACTCATTAGACTTTGCTACGGCTGAATCGTCTCCTGACAACTTGGTAAGGGTTTATAATGCTTTAGGTCAGTTGTGGCTATTGGGAAGCACTACTTCCGAGATATGGACTAATACAGGATCAAGCGCATTTCCATTTCAGAAAATATCAGGCGGTAAATTAGATGTGGGTATACTCGCGTCCTGTACAGCTATTGCACTAGAAAACTCTATTATATGGCTAGGACAAGACGATAATGGGCGGTTTTCAGTTTACCAAACAACAAGTGTAGTACCTTCTGTTATTTCTCCTGAGCCTATTAACCTACGCTTTTCACAAGCAACATTACCTGAAGAAATAGTTTCTTATACATACCAGGAACAAGGGCATAATTTTGTAGTATTTACAGGCGGTGGGTTAGAGACTTCTTTAGTTTATGACTTATCTACTAAATTGTGGCACGAACGCGCATACCTCAATTCTGAAGGCGAATATGAGCAGCATTTAGGTTACTGCTGTATGTCAATATTTGGAAAACAGTTGGTTGGAAGTCGTGTTGATGGCAAGATTTATGAGATGTCAATGGATTTCTATTCAGATAATGGCGACTCATTGCTAAGAGAAAGGATATACACACACTTAGTTGACGAGTTTAAACGAATAAGATACAATAAACTTAACTTAGGTTTTGAAACTGGCGTGGGCTTACAATCAGGTCAGGGTCAAAATCCTCTTGTTACGTTGCAGCTAAGCAAAGATGGCGCAAGGACATGGTCTACAAGCTATACAACCTCCATAGGTAGGGTTGGGGCTTATACGACAAACGTCAACTTTAGACGCTTAGGCATTGCACAGCAAATGACCTTCCGTATAAAAATATCTGATCCAGTAAAAGTAGCTATCTGCGGGAGTTATTTGTCATGACAATGCAGCCACCTCCAACTAGAAATCCATTAACGGAAAAGGGCGGTGAGCTTACCATGCCGTGGTTGCTCTTTTTTAATCAGGCTTATAATGGGGATGCTGGGACTGATTGGACTCCTACTTTTGTGAGTTTAACCACGTCTGGAACTCCTAATATAACAGGTAGATATTATCGAGTTTCTCAGTATTTGTGCTATTTTAACGTCTTAGTGACTCCAGCAACAAATACAAGTGCTATTGCGGGAACGACTTACATTGATAATTTCCCACTTACTACTTATTCGAACGGAGTTTGTTTAACGGTATCGAATAATTTAGGCGGTGGATTGGGGATGGTTAACGCTACGAATAATAGGATTTATACGCCTACGTGGACAACGGTGACAACGCCAATAAACATATTAGGATTCGTGGAAGCTACATGATTTATGAATTGATACCATTTCACGAGGCAGCAGAAGAAATAGCTAGGAATGTAGAGACACACTACGCTGATATGGATTTGAAAGAGGATTATGGGAGGCCGGATGTCGACTGGGATATGTATCTACAGTTGAGTTTGGCGGGTAGATGTGTGGCAGTCATAGCGAGAGTCGATGGCGAAATGGTAGCATATGCAGGGTTCTTATTAAGTAATAACCTTCATTATAAGAAATTTATAGAGGCTACCAATACAGGAATTTTTATTAAGAAGCCTTACCGAAGCAAGATAACTTTAGAGTTCATTAAAAAATGTGATGAGTTCTTGGAGGAAATGGGAGTTGTTGAAACTCTTTATGCATTCAGTGACAAAAGATTAGGTAGGCTTTTAGAAAGAGCAAAATACAAAGCAAGACAAACAATATGGAGTAATCGATATGTTACCTTTTCTAATACCATTATTGGCAGCGGCGGGAAGTAGTTTGGCGGGTGCTGGCGCAGCGGGAGCCGCCGGAGCCGGAGCGGGAGCTGCGGGCGGTGGATTAATGAGCGCCCTCGGCGGAAGTGCTGCTGCTGGAGCTGGGGCTACTGGGGCAGGCAGTGCTATGGGAGGTTCCGGGCTAATGAGTGCATTAGGCGGTAGCTCTGCCATGAGTCCGTTATTAAAACAGGGCATCCAGAGTGCCGGACAACAACAGGCTCAACCGAAAAACGATTATCAAATGAGATACCAGTATTTATAGGAGTTTAATATGTCAAGTATAGCACAAGCGGTTACTCCTTCTGCAAATCCTGTTATGGGGTTAGTTAGCGGAATAAGAGCGACAAAAGCAACAGATAGGGCGGCTAATCACCAAACCTCCGGAATGAGGGATGCTCAATCACAGCTTAATCCATATATGGAAACTGGCAAGCAGGCTAATACACAGTTGGCAAACTCGCTATCAAGCGGGGCGTTGGGTGGTAACTTTACTACAGGTGATTTTAAAACTGATCCAGGTTATCAGTTTAGATTAGCGGAAGGTGAGCAAGCGTTAGGCAGGAAACAATCTGCTGGTGGAAACTACTTCTCGGGACAGGCTTTAAAAGAAGCTCAGCAGTTCGGTCAAGGTTTGGCAGATCAGACTTATAATGATGCTTACAATAGATGGTTACAACAACAGCAGAACACATACAACATGTTGTCTGGACAATCTGCTCAAGGATTGGGCGCTGCGACTAATTATGGTGATTACTCGGCGCGTATTGGCGACACTATGGCTAATGCAACTATAGCTAAAGAAAACCAACGCATGAAAATGATGAGTGATATTTACGGCGGGATTGGGGGTAAATAATGGCAGAAAGTGTATTTGATAAGCTAAAGAGTTTTGGGGATTACCAAAGAGAAGCGGAGGCGTTTGAGCTTAAGAAGCAACAAGCTAAACGTTTGGCGCAAGGTACTACACCTGCCGCCATGCAGCTGGCTAACGAGTACCAAAAACGCCTTGATGCTGGTGATGAAGCGGGAGCTAATACATTAGCTCAATTCGCAAAGACCGTCGACAAAGGAATCCAAGTGGGAGCTGATGGTGCATACCAACCAATGGCGGGTTATGGACAGGCTCTGGGACAAAATAAGTACCAAGAAAAGCTTGGTGGTAATATGGCAGACTTACAGACTGCTGGGGCTATTTCAGGTGCGCAGGCTAATGCGAGAAATACGAGTGATTTGGCCTATTCACCTCAAATAAAGGCCGCTACTACTGAGGCTGATATAGCCGCCAAATCGAAAGCTGACGCTGCAGCGTCCCTACCGAAAGTGGAGTCGCAGTCACAAGGTGCTCTTGACTTGATTACAAGTATTAGAAATGACCCGGGGTTACCTGCTGTTATTGGCGCTCCTAATCCTTTTCAGGGACGTATTCCATTAGTTGGTAATATTGCTGGCTCTCCTGCGGCTGACTTTCAGGCAAAAATAGATCAATTAGGTGGTAAACAATTTTTAGAGGCGTTCGAGTCTTTGAAAGGTGCTGGACAAATAACAGAGGTGGAGGGAAAGAAGGCAACTAATGCCATTGGTCGTATGCAAACGTCACAATCTGAGGATGCGTTTTTAAAAGCTTTGACTGAGCTAGAAGGTGTTGTGAAAGGAGGTGTAGAGCGCGCTAAGACTAAAGCAGGCGCTCCTCCCCCATCCCTCCCAAAAGAAGGCGAAAGAAGAGGTGCGTTTATGTTTATTGGCGGCAATCCTAACGATAAAAATAGCTGGAGGAAGGTTCAATAATGAATCCTTGGGAAGTCGACTATTCAGCATCACAACAACCAAAGCAGGTTATGCCTTGGGAAGTTGACTATGGGCAGAATGACGCACCAGCGGCTTCTCCAGTTATGGAATCTCCAGCGCCACAAGAACAAACTGGCTTCAATGCCACTATGAGAAAACGTGGTGCTGATTTGGCTAACATCGTGAATGCTACATCACAAGGTCAGCAGACTATGCCAGAAGGCGTAGCGCAAGGTGTTATGAATGAAGTGGGTGCATTAGGTGACGCAGTTGGTGCGGGTGTTGGATTGGCAGCTAAAGGAATTTATGCAGCGTTGCCAGAATCAGGCCAGAAGAGAATAGCCTCTGATATGGAAAGGTTTTCGCAAGTTGCTGCTCCTGTTATGCAGCAATATCAACAAAATCAAGAAGCCTTTGATACAGCCAATCCTAGAGCGGGAAGAAATCTGCAGGCTGTTAGGGAATTAGGGAATATTGTTCCTTTGGGCTTTTCTCCAGTAAGACGCGTTGCTGGTGAGGGGTTGGATATGGCGGGGAGCGCTGTTAAGAATGTAGCTAGAGATACGGCTATGTATCCAGTAGAGGGAGCTGCAACAGTAGCCAAGGGTATTAAGACATTGGGTGAAGATGGGATCGGAAGTATTAAATCTGACTTTACTAACCAAGCTAATAGGCATTATGCAGCCATGCGGGAAGAGGGAGCTAATATTAATCCAAAAAAAGTAACAGATATATTTTCTAAAGTTGACCAAAGTTTATCTGAGAGGGGAATATTAAATCCCGCTCTGCATGGAAAAACAATGGCAGTTATCGAAGATTTAAAAAATGCGGCTAAAGAGGGAACTCTTGATTTAGAAACCTTAGACCAGCAGCGAAGGGTTCTATCCAGAATTAAACCCGCTATTGATAGCGGAGAGGATGCAGGGATGGCGAGGGCTGCTGTACGCGCTATTGATGATGGAATCGATAGTATAACTGTTGATGATTTAACAAAGGGCTCAATTGATGCGGTTAATAATTTGTATGCAGGGCGGAAAGCGTCACAGAAAGCTATTAAAATCGAGAAAATCTCTGACATTCTGAAACAGGCGGATGGCGACCCTAACCGGATTAAAGCTGGACTAACTAGATTTGTGAATAAAAAAAATAATCTTAACGGATTCTCGAAAGACGAAAAAGATGCTTTGATGAATGCCTCACGCAGCACAGCCGCAGAGAAAATTCTTAAGATGGCTGGAAAATTTGGGGTAGACTTAGGGACTTCACTAACTCCAGGCAATACTGTTGCCCCTTTAGTAGGTGGATTTGTGGCTGGAAGTCCAGTTGCGGGTGGTGCTGTTGTGGGACTTGGTACTATAGCTCGTCAACTTCAAAAATACATGGCTAGAGGAAAAGCCGATGAAGTTATACGCGCTATACAAAAAGGTGGCACGCCCAAAGAGCTAATGCAATTACCAGCTTCGGAAGCAAGAGACATAATTAAGGCTATAAAAAGTGAACAATAAAAATAGCAATACAAAAGAGTATTATTAAAAAATCGTAATTTTCTTCTTTGTAATCTTTAAACATAACATGCCTATAAGTTGAATTAACGAGTGGCTTTATAAACGATAATAACTCCCTGTCAAGGAAAAATATAAGGAAAAATGAAATGGCCGTATTGCTCACACCTCCATACTTACAGTTTTTCGACGATGATGGCGCTCCATTAGCTGGCGGAAAAGTATATACATATACTGCTACTGGTACATTTTCAGTGCCTAAAGCAACGTATACCACTGCTGCTGGTAATATTGAGGCTGATAATCCTGTTGTATTGGATGCATCGGGCAGGCCAACATCGGGTGGTGGGTCTATATGGTTATCTGGAACTTATGACATTGTAGTTAAAGATTCGGACGATGTAACTATTGAAACAACATTAGGTGTTACGGCATTTAACACACTTCCAGCTTCAAGCGATGCTTACTTTCAATCTTTTAGTGGTACAGGTGCTCAAACTGCATTTACCACTTCAGATGATCTGGGAAGCGATGAGAAGGGCATATATGTTTGGGTTGATGCGGGTCTCGCTCAGAATGTAACAAACGGTAGTTTTGCTACGGATACTGGTTGGACGAAGGGCGCAGGTTGGACTATTGCCGCTGGCGTAGCTACAGCCACAGGCGCAATCTCCACTGCTTTAAGTCAAACTGCTGGGTTAACTATTAACGCTAGTGAGGCGTATGTTCTAACTTACACAGTTACACGTTCGGCGGGTGGTATTATTCCGTCTATAGGTGGTACGGCTGGTGTTGAAAGAACTGCATCGGGAACTTACACTGAGGTCATTAGCTGCGGGACTTCGCAAATCTTGGCATTTACTGGCAATGCCTTTACTGGAACCCTTGATAATATCAGTGTTACAGTTGCTAATCCTAAAGGATATGAAATACAGAATCCTTCGAGTTATACTATTGCTGGAACGACATTAACATTCAATACAGCTCCCCCAACAGGCACTAACAATATATATGTTTCAGCGCCGTCGCTTTTAGTTGGCGCAGCGTCCTCTTCTGCCGCCGATGCTGCAGCAAGCGCGGCGGCTGCCGCTAGCGAGGCAATGGCGGCCTCTTCATCAGCAAGCGCGGCGGCGGCCTCTGCTGCAAAATTAACAGGAACTAGTACCACCAGCTTGTTGATAGCTACAGGAAGTAAAGTATTTACCACCCAAGCTAGTAAATTTTTTGACGCTGGAACTTTTCTTATTGCGACCTCTGATGCTAATCCAGCAAATTATATGCACGGTCAAGTAACCTCATATAGTGGAACAACTTTAACACTTAATGTTATTGATATTGGCGGCTCTGGAACGCTAGCTGATTGGACTATACGAGTAAGTGGTACGCGCGGCGCTATCGGTGCAACTGGTTCTATTAGTGATTTATCAGGAGTGCCATCTGGAACAGTAGTTTTAGCGGATAAATTAATATTTGATGATGTTAGCGATGCAGATTTGACAAAGTCTTGTACCGTTCAAGCGATTGTTGATTTAGCAACCGCCGCCGCGAGGGCGGCTTTATATCCAGTAGGTACTATTTATTATAACAAAACAGATTCTACTAATCCTGCTACTCTATTTGGTTTTGGGACGTGGGTTGCAATAACTGATAGATTTATAGTAGCGCGTGGCGGCACTTACACAGCAACAGGTGGCGCGGCAACAGTTACTTTGTCACAAGCAAATCTACCGTCATTTAATTTAAGTGTGCCAACCTACGCCAACTTAAACACTGGAAGTAATATTAGGATGGCAGATACTTCAGGAACGGCTGGAACGGCTAATATATCATCAGGAGGCTCAGGAACGGCAGTCAGTATTATACCGCCTTATCAAGCGGTATATATGTGGGAAAGAACAGCTTAAATAAAGGTTCCATGATGGATGAATTATTCGATATACCTATTAATATTACTCTTTCAAGAGAAAAAGGCGATAGAGGCTTAAAAGGCGATAGAGGCGCTCCAGGCAGAACTGGCTTTGCAGGCAAAGATGGTCGTGATGGCATCGATGGAAAAGATGGCCTAAATGGTATTAATGGCAAAGATGGAAAAGACGGTTTAAACGGCTTAGATGGTAAAAATGGCTTAAATGGTCGTGATGGCAAAGACGGTAAAGACGGCGATATTATCGATTTTAATGCATCTATTAATGATGACGGTGAATTACTGATCTTAAAATCCACTGGTGAAGAATTAAACATAGGCAAAGTTAAAGGTAATGATGGGAATCACGGCCAGACTTGGGGATATACAAATCTTACAGCTATTTCTCCTTTAGTACTTCCTGAACCTCATGATTTTATAAGCTTAGATATTGATGCTTTGACTCAAGAAGCGGGATATTTAACTAATTTAACAGGAGCCATTACATCAACTGGTAACGCTACAGTTCTTGGATCATTTACGGCTGCTGCATTAAATACGGCTGTTAATGATGATAATGTTGCTTTTTTAGGAACTGCTAATACCTTCACAAAAGCTCAATCGAACGCCCCTGTTTCAGTAACAAGTACTAGCAATAGTATAGCAACAGATTCAAGTTTGAGTAATATTTTCACCCACACTCTAACTGAAAATACAACTCTTGCAAATCCTACCAATCTAGTGTCGGGAACGTATTATACTTGGGTTTTTACGCAACACGCTTCTGCTGCTAAGACATTGGCCTTTGGTAACTTATTTGTGCCTATGGGAACTGCATTTGTGATAACTACCACTACTTCTGCAAAAGCGGTTTTGACTGGTTTATACGATGGTACAAGTATACTTTACACTTATGCACAGGCTTAAATATGGCAAACTTCCCAGGCTTATCATTTAAATCATTTCCGTTGGCTTCTTCTAGTATTATTCAAAGTATACAAGAAGTGAGTATTACTATTGCTGCTTCTTCCACTTCTAATACAGCAACAATAAACTCTATTACTACTGGCAATGCTTTTGTAATGTGGAATGGCCAAAATCCGAATAATGGCGGCGGTACTAATTCCGCTAACGCTTTTGGATATTTGACTATAACTAATGGTACAACGATAACCGCAACTAGAAATAATGGCACTACCAATACTTTAACGGTTTATGGGGTTGTTGTTGAATTTGTATCTAGTGCTGTAGTAAGTATGCAAACTGGCACTATCACATTAGGCTCAACAGTGACTTCTAATACTGCTACAATCTCCTCAGTAAGCACTAGTGATTCATTCATAATTTATGGCGGCGCATTGAACACTACTACGGGTCCATATTCAGCCCGTACTGTACTTGTAGCTATAGATTTAACAAATGCGACGACTGTTACCGCAGTCAGGAATCTTGGGACAGATAGTGCGACGGTAGCTTATACGGTGGTTGAATTAACATCTGGTGTTATTAAACAGGTTCAAAAAATATCGGTTGCATCGACATCATCTTCAACAACAGAAGATACTACAATCACAGCGGTCGATATGAATAACTCTATGGTACTAGATAATGGCCAAATAACAGGTTCAGCTGCCTTAGTAAATACTAATCTATATCGTCAATATTTAACTTCTACAACCAACCATAGGTTCGAACGTGTCGGAACTGCTACTACCTCAAGAACGCTCAAGGCGACAGTTGTTGAGTTTAATACTGGTTATGTTTTGGCTAAGACGGCATCGCTGGTGAGCTTAAGCACAGCCGAGACGCAAAAAGATACTACGGTTTCAATGACCGATAGGAATAAAGTTTTTGTAAATCAGAATGGAAGAACATATAATTCGGGGGGCAGCACATTAAATTCCACACAAATGGGCGCGTTATCAACATCAACAACCAATGTTCGTATAATAAGAAATGCGACTGGCAGTGTTGCAATGACTGCTGCTTTTGAAATGATTGAGTTTGTATAGGAGAGAGATATGAAAGCACGCCTTGATTCATTAGAGGATAATCTAAAAAAACTCATTGATAGATTCGATGCTCGCACTCTTACACACGAAGAAAATGCAAAAACAATGAATGAATTTTGTAACGACAATAACCGATTGCGCTTAGAACTTGCCGAGCTTAAGACGGAGCAGGCCGTTAATAAAACTATCGTTACTCAGTATGCCGAATTAACAAAAGAATTAAAGATCGAATTACGTGGGCTAGGTGATAAAATCGTTGCAGAAATGGCATCAATTAAAACATCTCTGGCAGTTTCAAGCGATGGAAAGTTAACAAAGCGATGGTGGATTGAAAGGGTTCTACAGGCTGGAACTTGGGCTGGCGTTGCAATTGCTATATTGTATAAAGGTGTTTAATGGAAATAAAATTATCAAAAAATTTCACAATTGCAGAATGTCAGAACTCTGAATATGCGAAAAAGCACAATATCCCCAATATTTTACCAGCAGATTGTTATAAGGGCGCTATGATGCTTGCCAACTCGGTGTTAGAGCCGATTAGAAAGCGTTACGGTTCATTCTCGCCTAATTCGTGGTATCGCTCGCCAGAAGTCAATAAGGGTGTTGGTGGATCACCTAATAGCGATCATATGACAGGACGGGCGGCGGATATAAGAATAAACGGTATACCACTGAAAGACTTGGCGCAATGGATAATAGATAATTTAGAGTCTGACCAATTAATACTGGAACCAAATTGGGTACATATCAGCTTCAAAGAAAACAATCGTTACCAAGTTTTACATAAAACAAAAAATGGGTATGGACTCGGTTTAGAGTGAGGGTTAGATGGGCT